CTGAGCGTTGGGTGACGACGCTTGAGGGGTCGGCGCGTTGGGCTGCGGTATTTATTCTCAACCAATCTCGCCTAGGCGGGACAGACCTTTTAGGATGATGTCATGAGTTTCCCAGTATTTGCTAGTGGCGACGTGTTGAACGCCAGCGACATGAATGGTGTCGGGTTGTGGCTGGTCAAGACACAGACGGTCGGCTCTGGTGTTTCAAGCGTGACCGTCACGGGAGCCTTCAGCGCCGACTACGACAATTACAAAATCATCTATGCAGGGGGCAGCAATAGCACTAACGATTTGGCAATGCAGTTGAGATTTGCAAATACTGCACATCATTACGGCTCAATGCGTTATGACTCTTTTACTGGGGTAGGTAGCGGAACACTTGCCACTAACGCTCAAACTTTTGGGTATTTCGGTTTGACAGGTGCTGCAACACAACCGTTTTGGTCCATTGATGTTCTAAACCCATTCCAAACGATTTTCACCAAATGGTCAGGGTTTTTTGTTTCAAACCTTTATGCGGGGCAAGGTGGTGGCGTTTATGCACAAAACACATCAATTTCTGATTTCACTATGCTTACGCCTACTGGAACAATGACAGGAGGAACTATTCGTGTCTACGGCTACCGAAACTAAAAAGCCCCTACTCATTCAGATTGACGATGAGATTCGTGAGATGACACCCGAGGAGATTGCAGCCCATGAAGCGCTTATCGCTGACATTCCTGCTCTGCCTAGCCCTGAGTAGTTGCGCAGACCGCGTACGCGAAAACTGCGACACCACCCAAGCCGACGGCCTACTAGAAAGACGATGCCCATGAAACCCGAAAACCGCCTAACCAACGAAGAAATCAAAGCCCGACTTATACTCGTAGTCGGCATCGCACTCTCGTTCTCATTCGTAGCCGCCATCGTGTCGCTGATCTACGGCCTGCTATTTGTCGTGCAACCACTCGAGCAAGCACCCAACGACGCCGAAGCATGGGCAGTGCTGTCACCGATGCTGATGACCCTCGCCGGTGGACTCATCGGACTGCTCGCAGGCAACGGCCTCAAGGACAAGCCGAAGGACCCGCCAAGTGCCCCGTAAATACCCCTACTACCCGTCCTTCAACGGTGGCAAAGCGTCACCCGTAACCGTCTGGTTTGTCAAAGCAATGAACCGACGCTGGGGCTTCACCAACATGGGCATCTACTCCAACCGCACCATGAAAAACCCCAAAGCCATCGAAGGCGACCCCAAATGGCTGTCAGTGCACGCCACAGGTTGGGCCTGCGACATCGGGTACACAGACCGCAAAGTAGCGCTCATCGCTTGGGAGTGGCTCTTAGCCCACACCAAAGAGCTGCGCATTGCTGAGATTCACGATTACGCATACAAGGCTCCCGGTGCAACCAAAGCATGGGGTCGTTCTTATCGCTGCTCTAGGGGTGAAGGCGTCAAAGGGGTAAAAGTGCAAGACGCACCCGCACTCGGATCACCCGGTGGCAAATGGCTCCACGTTGAGATTGAGAACAGTTGGAAATCCGTTGAAGAGTTCCAGGCCGCTTTCAAGGCTATTCCGAAGCCATAGAACGCCCTCTACGCGCTTGGTCTTGCGTAGGGGCTAGCGGGTGGGGTTGTTGGTTTCTCCCCGGCTCCACCCGCGAACTCGCAAATACTTGACATTCTGTTTACAGTTGTTTACGGTGACGGTGTCGCCAAGGACAAGGAGAAACAATGACAACATTCGATGACCTGCCGTTGTTCCGCAACACCGACCCGCAAGGGTCTGTAAACGGAGCGAAGCACATCACACCAAAGCGCGGCTCACAAGCTATGCGCCTACTCGCCATCTACGCCCAGAACCCAATCATGGGTTTGACCGACGAGGAAGCATCGTCGCAGGCTGGCATCCTGCACGGCTGGAAACGTTGCGCCGACCTACGCCGTATGGGCTTTATTGAGCCGACAGGCACTATGCGCCCAACCGTGGCACAGGTAAACGCTATGGTGTGTCGTATCACCCAGCAAGGTCTCGAGGCACTGAAGTGATTCACGCAATCGTCTCATGGGTCGGCTTCGGCATCATTGTTTTTACGACCGTCCTAGTCATTTACGTCGGTATGTCAGGTGAGAAGTGATACCCGTTTACGGTTGGCTTCCGTTATGGTCGGAAGATAAGAAAATACTGGTGCAGGTGTTTACATCTGCGGACGGCCTGATCGAGCGAGTGACAGTCAACCACCGACTGTCGGTCAACTTGCCGTGGGGGCCATCTATTGAGGTTTCAGAGGATTGTTTAGACGCATCATGTGCATAGCACTTATCACCACCGCCCTATCCGCAACACCGACCAAGGCATACGGGGAGGAGCTGGTTATGGACTGGCGTTTCTACCGTCGCCTAGCGCAGTGCGAAACAGGCGCAGACGTCAACCATTCAACCAAGACGTATACCGGCATGTTTGGTATTGCTCGAGGCACTTGGGTGCGTTGGTCTAACCGTTCATCGGCTGCGGGTCTGACCGCGCTTCAACAGGCTCGAGTGGTGGATAACATCGCGTTTGAGGGTCACTGGTCTCGGGGTGTTTACAAGCACCCTGTCGGTCCGTGGGGTTGGGGTGTTGTAAAGTCCAACTGCATGGGTTTACAGACGTTGCTGTGCCAGTCAAAGCACCCTTTGGTGCAACGCTGGAAACGCAACTGCAAATAACACAACAAACATTGGGAGAAACAATGAAAACACGAGTAATCGCTTTCCGCGTTACGCAGGAACAATACGAGGCGTTAGCGCTTCGCCTTGAGTTCTGTAAACGCCCAGAGAACTTTCACCGCACGCCAGACGTTCGCACCATGTCAGATTTAGTGCATGACACCATTCGAGAAGATTTGCTCGTAATGCTTGACGGCTTGGCTAAGGAGCGTAAACGCCTTGAGGCCAAGGCTAAGCGTGACGCGAAGAAGGCAGCTGCTAATGGCGCTCAGTGACGAACAACTAGCCAAGCGTTTACTGAACCTAGCGACCGACGCTCACCTGTCAGGAAACTATCTAGCCCACCTATGGCTTAGTCAGGCTGCGGCGCGCATCATGGAACTAGCCAACTGTTGGCACCCGTCAATGGGACACAGCGATGGTGTAAACCTTGGCGAATGGGAAACAGGCCGATGATCGACCCCACCGACTACCGGGTGAAGCACACCATTGTGGGCCTGATACTTGGCACCCTGAACAAGAGCTGTAGTTGCGACCGTTTACAAATCAGGTGCTCGAGGTGCTACCTGCTCGACTCGGTTGAAGAAACACTGCCAGTGTTTTACTTTGAGGCGAAAAGCATTTACGACCGAGTCATGGAAGCAAGAGAGGAGGACGACTGATGGGGTTCAACCTTGACGACTACGAGCCAGTAGCGGCGCGTCACGCCCGCTGGCTAGCCGACCACCCCAACGGTCGCACCATCACCCACATGATTAGCGCCCCCGGTGCAGACATCTGTGTCATCCGCGCAGAACTGTGGCTTGAGGACATTTGCATTGCTACGGGCTACGCCGAGGAAGTGCGCGGCGCTGGGAACGTAAATAGAACCAGCCACGTCGAAAACTGCGAGACGAGTGCGGTCGGTCGAGCGTTGGCTAACGCTGGCTATGCAGGCTCTGATGTAAACAAACGGCCTAGCCGGGAGGAGATGAGCAAGGTGCAGCGGATGAGCCAAGGCACCGACGCTCGGATGCCATCTGTGCAGGTCACTCAGCCCGCAGGCACAGCATCCGACAAGCAAATCGGGTTCGCTAAGTCACTGCTGAAGAAGGCTGGGCATCCGTACCCGCAAGGTCTCGAGTCGATGGAGAAGCGCGACATGACGGCGCTGATTGACGCGTTGAAGGCTGGCACTTACACGCCACCTGTAAACACTGGCGAGGAGCCGTTCTAGTGGTTGACTTCATACAGTTCGTGTGCACCTGCTCGCTGATGTTCATTCTTGGCGTCTGGTTTGGAGGGGCTAATGGGCGAGGTAAGTGAGCGCATCTGGCAAGACACCGTCGAGCACCTAGCAAAGATGAACGGCTGGCTTGTGTTCCACCCGACCCCACATCAGGTGCGTCCCGGTGTGTTCCGCAGCGACGGCCAAGGCTTCCCCGATTTAGTGCTAGCCCACAAAGAACGCGGTCTCATCTTCGCTGAGTTGAAGACTGAACGCGGGAAGGTGTCACCAGCGCAGAAGGCGTGGGCGCTTGCGATACTGCCCCACGCGGAGTGGTATCTGTGGCGACCATCGCAAGTCGAACTGATTGCCAAGCGGCTGGGTGGCACCCAGTGAGCCAAGAGTCGTTGTTTCCAATGCCGCAAGAAACACGCACAAGCGATGATTACTGGACGCCAAAATGGGTGTTTGATGCTTTGGGAATTGAGTTTGATTTAGACGTCGCTTGCCCACCAGAAGGTCCATTACACACCCCAGCCAAGGCTTGGTATACACAAGAAACTGACGGTTTAGTTTCCCCGTGGCACGGCCGTGTTTGGATGAACCCGCCATTCAGCAAAGCAAACCCGTGGGTGCGAAAGTTCATAGAGCATCGCAATGGGATCGCTTTGACGGTCGTGGGCAAGTCTGCATGGTGTGACACTTTATGGAACACCGCAGATGCCATAGTGTTGCTTCCACGTTCAATGGCTTTTGAGCAAGGAGCAATCTTCCTTCCAACAATGTTGTCCGCATACGGCGAAGAATGTGCCTCAGCACTGGCGAGAGTTGGGAAAGTGCGTTAGCGTCCGCAACAACTGAAGACGACCATGGCCACGTTGGGGATTGCACTCAGCTGGTGAGCACACTGTGGAAGCAGGGTAGACGAGGCTTGCCCGAAACGGCTCGAAGCCTTGAGCAGCGTATGAACGACATAAACACGACGGTGACGGCCCTACAAGGATTCAAACGGCGACCGGTGGAGACAACCCACAAACGGCGGGAGGGACACCTACCACAGACCTGATGTGTACCATGAAACCAACCGCAGCGAAGCAAGGGCGGTAGGAGAAACCACAATGACCAGACGCGCAACACCCGAGTTCAACCGCAACCGCAAAATAGTGCTCGAAGGCGACCCGATGTGCCACTGGTGTAAACGGCAACCAGCCACAGACGCCGACCATCTCACGCCATACGATGCCGGTGGCTCAGACGACGTCTCGAACTTGGTACCAGCCTGCAAATCCTGCAACTCCAAACGAGGCGCAGCCTATGTAAACAACAAACGAGCCATACAACAACTACGACGCAACGAAGCTCTAGGGTTAGCAAACGTAAACACACCGCGTAAACAGCAAGATTTTTTTAGCCCTGTAAACACCATGCC